ATCCTCGCCCGCCCCGAGTTCGGCGTGGACTTCGGGCGGGAACTCCACGCCTGGCATCACCGCCTGGCCGCGGCCGCCCGCGCTACCACCACCATTCACCGCAAACCCCTCCGCTGCCCGGCTTGCCACATGTTCCGCCTGGAGCACCGGGATGGGGATGATGTGGTTCGCTGCGCGAATCCTGGTTGCGGTTTCGAGCTGGGGTTGGGGGAGTACGAGGCGCTGGTGGAGCAGGCGGTCAACCAGGCGTCTTGACTTCCTCGACCGAGCCAAAAAGAGATGGTGGCACCAACTCTTTTCCGCTCACTCCCCGGCGTGCACGGGGAGCAGTCGGCTGTATTTGCGCAGGTAGTCGCCCTAATGTTTGTGGCACCAACATTAGAGCTTTGACCAGGGCTTCCAACCTACTTTTTGGCGGGCTGGTTCTTAGGAGGACGGCCGCGAGGTTTGCTGGGCGGCCAGTGCGGGGCGAGCACCTCTAGGAGGCGTTGGGGGTCGGCGGCGAGGGCGCGCAGGGTGGCGCGCAGGAAGCCGTCGAGGGTGCGCCCTTTGGGGATGTGGAGGCGGGCGGCGGCGATTTCTTCTGGTGCGGGCCGGAAGGTCGTGGTGGTCAGCTTGTGGCGGGAGCTCATGGCAAAAATACTGGCACAAGTGGCTTTCAATTTCCAGTGGGGCGTGCTATAGTGGAGCCATCAGAAAAGAGAAAGCCACTTCTGCAAGGGAGAACGAGATGACCACCACCACCATTCCCGCCGCCGAGATCGTCGCCCTCTCCGCTCACATCACCGCCGCCTACCTCAACATCACCGGTGGCAAGACCGGCACGTGGGTCGGCCTGTCCCGGATCCGGCGGGCGATCGAGACCAAGCTCGGCCGCACCATCGACCAGAAGACCTGGACCGAGGCCATCCGCCGGATGAACCGCCAGCAGAACGCCCGGATCGTCCCGGAGAGCAACCAGAAGGTCATCACCGATGAGCTGCGGTACGGCGCCGTCTTCTTCGGCGGCCAGTGGAAGCACTACATCGCGGTGATCGGCTGAACTAGACACCTGCCTTGGCCAATGGCCCAAACAGCGAACCGGCCCCGGCCAAACCGGCCGGGGCCCACCCCTCACCCTAAAGGATGCCAGATGATCACCATCCCCCTCCGCGCCAGGCTCCTGCTCTACCTCGGCGCCGGCCTCACCGAACTTGCCAACCTCACCCGCACCCTATTCACGGCCCCCACGAACCTCGCAGAGCAGGACATTTGACCGAGGAGACCACCATGGCCAACACCAGTCGCGACATCACCCCTATTCGCCCCGGTCAGGTGTACCGGGACCTGGACCCGCGATCCCGCGGCCGCACCATCCGCGTGGACCACGTGGTTGGTGACTACGCGTACGTGACGGACAGCAACGGCCGCCGGACCCGCATTCTGGTCCGGCGACTGCAGCGGCGAGCGTCCAACGGCTACGAGCTGATCAACGACCCCGAGCCGCAGTGACCATCCCAGCCCGGCGCGCAGCGTGACCTTGGGCTAGTGCCGACCGCAACTCAATGCCCCCCAACACACGCGGGGGCTTTCTTTTTGCACAAAACCTCACATTTGTGCAACGATGGATCCCAAGCCAACCCATGCCTAATTACCCTCCGCGCCCTCGGTACCACACCGGGGGCGCTAACCATGTCCGGGGGTGATCATGCGCCCACAGGACATCGTCACCCCTACCCAAGCAGCCCACCTCTTCGGCGTACCCCCCTCCACGGTCCGCTCCTGGATCCACCGCCGGCGCATCCAACCCCTCGGCCGCATCGGCCGCTACAACGTCTACGACCTCCAAACCCTCGCCGAATTGGAACGCGACATGCGATACCGCCCAGCCGCCTAACCCAACACGAAGGGGGGTGAGCACACCTGCCCGCCCCCATCCCCGACCACAAGCGCCAAGCCATCCTCGCCGACATCAAGGCCGGCAAAGCCCGTAACGTCATCGCACGCGAGCACGGCGTTAGCGCCGGCACCGTCACCAACATCGCAAAGAGTGCCGGTATGACCAACGCCTTTGACCGGTCAGCCACGAAACGCGCCACCGAGGCCGCCCAAGCCGACAACGCAGCCCTCCGCGCGATCGTCTCCCGCCGCCTCCTCGAAAAAGCCAACGACCTCCTCGACCAAATGGACCGCCCATACCGGGTATTCAGCTTCGGCGGCAAGGACAACACCTACCGGGAGCGGATCCTCGACCGGCCCCCGGCGGGCGAGCTGCGTAACCTTATGACCGCGGCCGCCATCGCCCTGGACAAGCACCTGGCGATCGACAAGCACGACGCCAGCGCGGACGCCGGCCAGGTCGCCTCCCTGCTCGGCACCTTGCTGGCCGACCTTCAAGCTCGCCATGGCACCTCGGCTGAGTGAACTCCAAGAGCGCTCCATCGCCCACTCGACGGCGCGCATCAACGTCTGGTGCGGGGCTGTCAGGAGCGGGAAGACCATCAGCAGCCTGCTGCGCTGGCTCACCTACGTCGCCACCGCCCCCCGCGGCGGCGCCCTCGTCGTCGCCGGTAAAACCCTCGACACCGTCGCCCGGAATGTCTTCGGCCCCCTGCAGGACCCGATCCTGTTCGGCCCGGCCGCCCGGCACGTGCACTACACCCGAGGCGCCTCCACCGCGACCATCCTCGGACGCACCGTCGAGGTGATCACCGCCAACGACGCCCGCGCCGAAGGCCGCTTGAGAGGCCTCACCGCCGCCGGCGCGTACGTGGACGAGCTCACCCTCGTCCCAGAGGCGTTCTTCACCCAGCTCCTCGCCCGGCTCTCCGTACCCGGGGCCAAGGTGTTCTGCACCACCAACCCGGACGGGCCCGCCCACTGGGTACGGCGCAAGTTCCTCCTACGCGCCGGCGAGCTCGACCTTCGCTGGTGGCACTTCACCCTCGACGACAACCCGGCCCTCGACCCGGCCTACATCGCTGCGCTACGCGCGGAATACACCGGGCTGTGGTATCGGCGGTTCATCCTCGGCGAATGGTGCCTCGCCGAGGGCGCCGTCTACGACGCCTGGGACGAAACCGTGCACGTGGTCGACGACCTCCCACCGATCGACCGGTGGCTCGCCCTCGGCATCGACTACGGCACCACCAACCCCTTCGCCGCCATCCTCCTCGGCCTCGGCGTCGACGGGCGCCTGTACCTGGCCCGCGAATGGCGGTACGACTCCAAGCTCGCCCGGCGCGCCCTCACCGACGCCGAATACTCCGCCCGGCTACGCGAATGGCTGGCACGGGAGGGTGTACGCCCCGAGTACGTGGTCGTCGACCCAAGTGCGGCCAGCTTCCGCGCCCAGCTTTACCACGACGGCCTGTCGGCCATGCTCGGCGACAACGACGTATTAGCTGGTATCCGCACCGTGGCGAGCCTTCTGGCCACGGGCCGGCTCAAGGTGCACCGGTCATGCCGGGGCTTCATCGAGGAGGTCGCCGGCTACTCGTGGGACGACCAGGCCGCCCAAAGAGGCGTCGACCAGCCGGTTAAGGCTGACGACCATTCGCTGGATGCGGCGCGGTACGCGATCCACTCGACCCGGGCGGTGTGGCAATACCTGCTAGCGCCGCCCGAGCCCGTCGCCACTTAAGGGGAGGACATCATGCCAAAGGGTGGTCGAGTCCGCGGGATTGCCAGCGGGCGCGAGGACGTGTACGAGGCGCTCCGGGACCAGGGGTACAGCAAGGAGCGCGCCGCCCGGATCGCCAACGCGGGCAAGACGCACGCCGGCCGCGTGCGTATGGCGGAGAAGGCGGCCCGCACTAGGGCGCGGCGCGGCAAGTAGGAGACCCGTGGGCACGCGCAACGACCTGGTCGACCGGTTCCGGTTCCCCCAGCCGACACCGGATCAGGCGGCGGCCATGGAGCACATCCGCGCCGCCGCCCTCCACCTCGCCCACGAACTTTGGGACGTGCTGCCGGCGTGCCGGGAGACCGAGCAGGCGCTCACCGCCTTGGAAGAGGTGTTCCTGTGGGCGGTGGCCGCGATCACCCGGACCAAATCAGGCAAGGGGACGCCAGCGGACCCTCAGGACTTTGAGAGGTAGCCGTAGATGGTGGTCCGCTTGACGCCGAGCTCGTCGGCGATTTGCTGCACGGTGTAGCGCCGCTTCCCGTCGGGGCCGACTTCCTCGTACATCTGCCGTGCTAGCTCCGCTTGCCGTTGACCGAGCTTCCTGCGACGGCCGCCAACCCGGCCCCGCGCGCGAGCGGCTTCCAGCCCTTCACGGGTTCGGGTGACGATCAGGTCGTGCTCCCACTCGGCGAACGCGGCGAGCATGTGGAAGAACAGCCGGCCTTCCGGTGTGCTCGTGTCGATGTTCTGGGTGAGCACCCGCAGGGAGACGCCGATCTCCTGTAGCCGGTCGGTGATCTCTTTAAGCATCTTCACCGAGC